GTGGCCGCCGCGTTCAGCGCGGCGCACCAGCAGAGCGCCGAGCAGCTCGCGGCCGAGTTCGAGGTCGAGATGGTCAAGACCTGGCACACGCGAATAGACGGGCGCGAGCGCGACGAACACCGAGCGATGGACGGGGAGACGGTGCCGATCGACGAGCCGTTCAGCAACGGGCTGATGCAGCCGGGGGAGCCGAATTGCAGGTGCGTGGTGACGTACGTGGCAAAAGTGCCGTGAGGGGTGATTGAATGGGGGACGTGGACTGGCGTGAACTCACTAACACACAGTTTGTCCCCCGTAACGACTATGGGGGGGCGGACTTTCACTTGGGCTTAATTACGTGCGCTTACTGCGATACGAGGGGTAGCTTTGACAAAGAGCTTGAATCCCAGCGCACACAAACAGGAGGGCGCTTTGTTGAAACGACTTGGTTGACCTTGAAATGTCAAGCGTGCTCAAACCGCACCTTTATTACTCATGGCCCTCATAGCTATTCTGGTGTGGATTACGTACAGTTCCCACGTCCAATAGGTGCGAGCAGCGTAAATGAGGCCGTTCCGCCCGTACCTGCCCGTTTCTACGTACAGGCTCAGGAGAATATCCGCACCAAGAGTTGGGACGGGGCGATCCTCCTCGCACGTAGCGCCCTTCAGGCAGTTACCCGAGGTTTCGAGGCGCAGGGGAGAAACCTGGCGGCAGAGATTGATGATCTTGCAGAGCGCAAGCTTATTGTTGCTTCTATGAGAGATTGGGCGCACCAAGTCCGGGAGGTAGGTAATGACAGCGCTCATCCCCGTGAGACGGATACTCCGCCCACTGAAGAAGACGCACGCGAAATCGTCGAGTTCACTGGACTAATGCTGCACTTGCTGTATGTCCTGCCTGCCAGGATCGAGCAACAGAAGCAACGTCGAGAGTAAGAAATCAATTCAACAGCCGCCCTCCAGAGGGCGGTTTTCTCTTGCCCAAGGAGGTGAGACAGCATGACCAAGAGCAACACGAAAGACCTCGTTGAAACCAAGTCCCTCACCATCGAGGTGAAGGCCGAGGGCGAGGGCATCATCACGGCTTACGCCGCCGCGTTTGGCAACACCGACAGCTACGGCGACGTGATCCAGCGCGGCGCGTTCGTCAAGACCGTGAGCGAGCGCAAGGACAAGATCAAGGTCCTCTACAACCACGACTACTACAGCCAGTTGCCGGTGGGGAAGCCCGTCAGCCTGGTCGAAGACAGCTACGGCCTGCTGACCAGCACAAAGATGAGTCAGACCCAGATGGGCCAGGACATCTACACGCTGGCGCAGGAGGGCGCGCTGGACAGCATGTCTATTGGGTACAGCGCCTACAAAGCCGAGTATCCGGATGACGACGCTTCCCGGCAGTCGGGCATCTGGCGCGTCATTACCGAAGCCAAGCTCTACGAGTATTCGTTCGTTCCCTTCCCAGCGAACGAGGGCGCGGTGATCACCGGCATCAAGTCCGGCGCCGACCTGGAACGCGAGATACGCCGCTGGAAGGCCATCACCGAAGTCAACCTCTCCACGAAGGCGGGGCGGGTCCTCTCTGCAGCGAACGCGAAGAAGATCCTCTCCGCCCTTACCGAACTTCAAGACCTTGTTTCCGCAGCCGGGTTGGACGAAGCCGCCGATGAGGGCACTTCGGACACGTCCACTGGGGATACCAAGAGCCGCCGCGAGCCGCCCGCGCACTCGCCGCTGCTGTCCGCGCTGCAATCGAAAGCTTGCACGCTCGACACCGAAGGCCGCAAGTCCAGCATCCTCGCTGACCTGCGGAAGTTCGGTGCATCCCTCGGAGGGAACCCATGACAAAAACCCACCTGCCTGCCATCACCCTCGCCCGCCTCGCTGCCTCTATGAGCGAGGCTTTTTCCGGCCCCGCAATGAGCGGCAGCATGTTCGGCGGCGCTGGCGTGCCGCTGTTCGACGATGCCGACCCGACCCCGCACGTGATGGCCGAGCTGAAGCGCATCGAGACGGGCCTGAAGAGCCACCTCGACACCCAGATCAAGGAAATCAAGGCCAACGGTGAGACCAGCAAGGAAACGCGCGAGGAAATCACCAAGCTGGAGAAGAAGTACGACGACCAGGTGCAGAAGGTCCACGACCTGGAAGTGAAGCTGGGCCGCCTGGATATGGGGGGCGCGAGCCGTCACGAGGTCAAGACCGCCGGGCAGCGCTTCACCGACAGCGACGAGTTCAAGGCCTTTGCCGAGCGCAAGAGCGGCGAGGCCCGCTTCGAGGTCAAGGCCCTGACCAGCGACGCGGGCAGCGTGGGCACCCTGATCCAGCCCCAGCGCCTCACCGAGATCATCCGCCCCCAGGTACGCGCCGACCACGTGCGCGACATCATCCGTGTGGGCAACACGACCAGCAACGCCATCGAGTACCCGCGCGAGACGCTGTTCACCAACAACGCCGCGCCGGTCGCGGAAGGGCAGCTCAAGCCCGAGAGCAACCTGAAGTTCGACACCATGACGGTGGGTGTGAAGACCATCGCGCACTGGGTCCCGATCAGCAAGCAGGCGCGCGACGACATCCCCATGCTCACCTCCTACGTGGACGGTCGCCTGGTCGAGGGGCTGCACATCGTCGAGGACCGCGAGCTGCTGTATGGCGACGGCACCGGTGAGCACCTGTTGGGCCTGATTCCCCAGGCCAGCGCCTACAACCGCCGCAAGTCGGGTGACACCGCTATCGACACGCTGCGCCGCGCCCGCACCCAGGTGCGCCTGGCCGAGTACCAGGCGGACGGGATCGTGCTGAACCCGGCGGACTGGGAAGACATCGAGCTGGAGAAGGGCAGCGACGGGCGCTACATCTGGGTCAGCGTCGTGGTCGGTGGCGAACAGCGCCTGTGGAAGATGCCGGTCATCGAAACCACGGCCATCACGGAAAACGACTTCCTGGTCGGGGCCTTCGGCATGGCCGCGCAGATCTTCCTGCGCGAGGACGCCACGGTGGCGATCAGCGAACACGACCGCGACAACTTCGTGCGGAACATGCTCACGCTGCGCGCAGAAGAGCGGCTGGCCCTGGCCGTGTTCCGCCCGCAGTCCTTCGTTCACGGCGAGTTCGTCACCACACCCTGAGCCGTCATCCCAACCCGGGCAGTCCTGAGGGGCTGCCCTTTCTTCTGGAGGAGGCATGAAATACCCCGTACTCAGGACGTTTGTGGACAGTGTGAGCGGCGAGCGCAAGGTGCCCGGCGACAAGGTATACGGCACCGTGGAAGCCGACGACCAGCGCGCGAAGGAGCTGGCCCGTAACGGCCTGATCGAGCTGAAGCCCGCTGAACCCAAAGGGGGGACTGATGGCAAGTCTGGTAAGCCCGCCAGCAGCAAGCCCGCTGACAAGTGACCAGCTCGCCGCCTCCGAAGCCCTGATTGCGGCCCAGTTGGGCGTGCCGACCCTAGAACGCACCCAGGAGGCCGAGAGCGGCACAGTGGGGTCCTCGGGCCTGATTGCCCTCTCCAGGCCCGCCGTGAGCGTGCAGAGCCTCACCCTGGGGGGTGCCCCGGCGGCGGGCATCCTGCGCTCTCCCTGGACGCTGGACGTGTCCGCCCTGGTGCGGCCCTACGGCGGCGGCACGTGGGGCGGCACGGTGATCAGCACGCCCTACACGGTCACGTACACGGCAGGCTGGACGGCTGAGGACCTGCCACCGGGTATCCGGCAGGCCATCCTCACGGCGGCAGAACTGGGCGCGGCGGTGCCGGTGGGCGTGAGGAGCGAGAGCATGGGGCCGGTCAGCCGGACCTACAGCGAGGCGAGCACCCTCTCGCCCGACGTGCTGGCCCTGCTGCGGCCCTGGCTGCCGCTGAGGTTCTAGGTGCGGCTCTCGCCCGGGATGCTCACGTCCACCTGTCAGGTGCTCGCGCAGGTGAAGGGGCCGCCCGACCGTCTGGGGCAGAGCGTCACGACCTGGCAGCCGCAGGGCCAGCCGGTGCCGTGCGCGGCGTTCCCGGCGAGCGAACGCACTCTGCGTCGCGCCGGGCTGCTGGGCGTGAAGGTCAGCAAGGAGGTGTACTTGAACGGCATCGATCTCAACCCGGCTAGGCACCGCTTGGTCGTGGACGGCGTGACGTACACCGTCACCGACGTGCAGGAATGGGACGGGTACACGTTGGCAATGGTGGTGAGCGTGTGACCCGGCTGAATCACACCCGCGCCGCCGCGCAGCAGCTCGCCAACAAGCGGGCGGCCCTGCGGGCGCAGGAGTTGCGGACGGAGATCATCACGACCCTCAGCCAGCCGGGGCGGGGTCGGACGTACACCGACAAGTTCCTCATGGTGGGGGGGCAGCCTCTCCCCATTGGCGGGAAGCGCAACAAGCCGCACACGGCCAGCGCGCCCGGTGATCCGCCTGCCGTGGACTCTGGCGACCTCCGCAACAGCATCGGCGTGCAGAAGATCAAGGACGGGCATTACCGGGTCGGAACCAACAAAAAGCACGGCGTGTACATGGAATTCGGTACACGGAAGGTGGCCGCCCGTCCCTGGCTCCGCCCCTCCCTGGAGAAGCTGAGGTCTCGCCGTGGCTGACCTCCTCTCCGCCCTCGCCGATGCCCGCGCGGCCCTACTGGGCATCCCGAACGCGCCGCCCGTGCTGCTACCTGGTGACGAGGACCCCGACACCCCCGAGGTGATCGTCCTCGACTGGGTGAGCAACACCGGCCTACCCCAGTACGGCGGCACCCCCACCAGCAAGCGTGTGCAGGTCACCGCCTACGCGGCCACCCTCGCCCGCGCCCTGGAACTCTCGGAACAGGCCCGCACCGCTATGCGCGAGGCGGGCTTCGGCTTTCTCGCTTCTCGTCCCGCTCCTGACCCCGATGCCATCGGCGTGATCAGCGAGCACCGGAGATAACCATGACTCAATACGACGCTGTGTACGGTGAAACCTCCAAGTTCCGCTACCTGGTGCTGGCCGCAGCCACCACCACCCGCCCCGCTGACTTCAACGCCGCCGCGCTGCCCCTGCCCGAACTGTCCACCACGGACATGCCTGCGCAGGTCAGCACCAAGACCGATACGCCCCCCAAGGTGTACGGCTCGCCCGCCGCTGGGACCGCCGTTACCTGGCAGAAGCCCCGGCCCGACACCGGAAGCTGGACGGCCGCCCTCTCCGGCAACGTGCTGCCCACCAAGGCCGAGCGCACGAACATGCAGACCATGTATGCCGCCCTCGGCAAGTACGTGTGGATCGAGCGCCAGATGAACACCGACGACACCTGGGAAGGTGGGTGCGCTCTCGTCACCAGCACCGGCAAGCCGATCCCGGCGGACGGGTATGTGACGTTCAGCCTGGGTCTGACCGGCTATGGGCCGAAGTACAACGACACCGCCACCATCCCGGCCCCCTGATGGAACTGATCGCCACCTCGCGCCGTGAGGGCGCGCCGGTGGCCTGCGCGTATGGAGCGTCCCTCGTCGACGGGGGACGCTCTCTCCGTTGCGGGCTGCTGTTCGTCATGCGCGGCCAGAAGTCCCGCACGTTCACCATGCGCGACCCCGACACCAAAACCAGACACCGCGTGCGTCTGCCCAAGGAACTGCTGGGCCAGAAAGGCCACGCGCGGATTTCCCGCGTCACCCTGGAGGTTTTGCCATGACCCTGACCCTCGACATCACCGGCTCGAAGAACATCGACCTGAACATTCCGCTGCCCGCCAAGACGAAGAAGAAGCTGGAGGGGCAGGACATCCCGGCACCGGAGGCCGTCACCCTGCACCTGGAGGAGGCCAGCCTCAGCGAGCGTAAGCGCTACAGCCAGAAAGAAGCGCTGGCGCGGGCGCAGGCGAACACTGAGGGGTTCCTGGCCGAGCTGATCATGCTGAGGGCCGCCGAAGGCACGGACGAGCGCGTGGTGCGGGCGATGGTTGACGACATGACGGCCACTGCCGCCGCCCAGATCACCCACGCCTGCATGCATGGTGAACTCCCAAACGCCGAGGGGGCGAAGAAGCCCTAGACCCCGACTGGGAGGTTCTGCCTCCCGATCTTGGCCCCCGGCGCACACAGGCTCTCCTGGCGCACCTGTACGGCCTGCACCCCTGGGACATCGAGCGGCTCACCGAAACGCAGCTCCGGGCGTACCTGGGGGAGGCGAACTGGGTGCTGTACCTGCGCGACCGCGCAATGAGGGACTACCACTTCATGAAGGTGGATAAGAAGGCTCTGGCGGAAGCAGACCTGTCCAGCAACCCTGACCCAGTGGACGTGAAGGCGCGGGAACGGTTCCTGTCGGTCTATGACCTGCCGGAATACCGGAGCAAGAAGATCACCAAACGCGCCGCGCAGGACCTAAAGCGGGCGTTGAAGAAACGGCGCGTGCCCGCGTGGGTGCTCGCCGTCGCGCCGCCGCTGGCGGAGATCGAAGAACTGGCAGGTGAGAAATGACATCAGGCGGCGGAGTGGGCGGGCAGGTCGACACGCTCTACATCGACATTCTCGCGAGGGTGGATAGCCTGGAGCGCAGCCTGCGCGATGCCGAGCGTGTCGCGGGCCAGAGCGGGCAACGGGCCGGGGAGCAGTTCGGTGAGGGCCTACGCCGCAATAGCGAGGGCAAGCTGATCGACGCCAAGGGCCGCTTCGTGAAGGAGGGCCAGGAGGTTGGGGAAGCCGCCGGGCGTGCCGCTGGCCGTTCGTTCGGCCTGCACTTCAGCAACGAGGCCAAGCAGAGCAGTGAGCGGTTCCTCGGCATCCTCGCCGGGCTGGGTGCGGCGGCAGGCAGCGCAGGCATCGGCTTGGTCAAGCTCGCCGGTAACGCTGAGCAGGCGCAGACTGCCTTCACCACCCTCCTGGGGAGCGGAGAAAAGGCTAAGACGTTCCTGGCCGACCTGGCCCAGTTCGCGGCTCACACCCCATTCGACTTGGTGGGATTGCAGGACAGCGCGAAGAAGTTGCTGGCCTTCGGCTTCCAGGCGCAGCAGGTCATTCCGATGATGACCGCTATCGGGGACGCCGTGGGCGCCCTGGGCGGGGGCAAGGACGTGCTGGACGGCGTGACGCTCGCTCTCGGCCAGATGCAAGCCAAGGGCAAGGTATCCGCCGAGGAGATGCAGCAGCTCGCGGAGCGGGGCATCCCCGCCTGGCAGATGCTGGCGGACAGGATCGGGGTCAGCATCCCCAAAGCCATGAAGATGGCCGAACAGGGGGCTATCAGCAGTGCCCAGGCCATCCCCGCGATTCTGCAAGGGATGACCGACAAGTTCGGCGGCGGGATGGAGGCGCAGAGCCGGACCCTCCTCGGCATGGTGTCCAACACGCTGGACACCATGACGCAGGCGGGGATTGCCGCCGGGCAAGCCATCGTCGAGGCCCTGGACCTCAAGAGCGTCCTCTCCGGCGTGAACGACGTGCTGGGTGGCCTGCCCGACATGCTGAAGAAGCTCGACCTCAAGCAGTGGGCGAAGGACAACAGCACCGCCATCGCCGCTGTCGGTGGGGCCATCGTCGCCATGCTGGTGCCCGCCCTGATCGCCGGGGCCTCTGCCGCCGTCGCCTTCATCGCGCCCCTGTTGCCCTTCGCGGCGGCGGGGGCAGGTATCGTCCTGGTGCTCAAGAGCATGGGCGTCTCGCTGGGCGACGTGCGGGCCGGGTTCGAGCAGGCCGGGCGCGTGCTGGCCCCAGTGCGGGACACCCTGCTGGACCTGGGGCGCGACCTGCAAGCCCGGCTGATGCCCGTCTTCGGGATGCTGGGCGATATGGCCCACGCCGGGTTCGAGATGGTCCAGCAGGTCTTCCAGCGGGTGCTGCTGCCCATCTTCGAGATGCTCGCCCCCCATGTGCGGCCCCTCTTGCAGGCGGCAGGCAGCGCTTTCATGGACTTCGCGGCCATGGTGAAGGACGCCTTCCTGTTCGTGCAGCGCACGGTGCAGACCGTCCTGATCCCGGTCTTCGAGAAAATCTGGCCGGTGATCGGACCGATCCTGGGCGGGATTCTGGACGGCGCGACTGTCATCCTGAATGCCCTGGGCGAGACCTTCCGCCGGGTGGGGGCCGTACTGCGCGGCGACTGGGCCACCGCCTTCGGGGACATGCAGACCACCTTCGAGGGGTTCGGGGACAGGCTGGACCAGACGGCCCAGAACATGGCGCAGAAGGTCATCGACACCGGGAAGAAACTGGGCACCTACATCTGGGAAGGGTTGCAAGGGGCGCTCGACGGCCTGCAAGCCCTGATTCTGGACGCCCTCGCCAATGCGATTGAGGCCCTGCCGCAACTGCTCCCCGCCGTCCTGCAACCGTTTGCGGGGCAACTGGCAGGCACCGCCCGCCGCGCCGCCGACCGCAACGCGCGGGACGCGGTCACGCACTACAACAATGCCGGGAACGTATACGCCACGCCCTTCGGGCCTCAGCTCGGAGGCCAGGCCAACACGAATATCCCGGAGGAGTCCGGCAAGTTCGGCTTCGCCTTCATCTCTAGCCTGGCGAGCGTCTTCAGGAACGACCCGCGCGTGGCCTCGGACTGCGCCATCATCGCCTACGAAATCCTGAACAAGCTGGGCGTGAAGGTGAAGGGTTCGGCGGTCCAGAACGCCAACGTGGCCGTTTTGGAGAAGAATGCCCTGGCTTCCGGCTTCCAGAAGGTGGACGGGCAGGAAATCCGCCCCGGCGACCTGGTCGTGTGGACATCCGGCAACGGGAAAACCTATGGCGTGTCCAGCGGGAAGCACGCAGGCGTCGTGACGGGCTTCGACGGCAAGGGCAACCTCAAGATTATCGAGAACCCCGGCACGCAGGCGAACGGGCGGGACGGCATCACCCAGGTCGTCAGCATGTACGACCGGCAGAACGCTGTCTATTACCGGGCGCCCACCTCGCCCTTCGCGGCGCCCGTCACCCAGCAGCCCAAGACGAATCCTGGCGCTGCTACGCCCAGCATCAACAGTGTGTTTCCAGGCGGCGGGAACGCCGCGCCGTCCGCCGAGGACCAGAAGACCTACAACCTCACCCTCTCCGACTGGAACAAGCTGAAGGAGAAGGCCCTCGACCTCTCCCGGCGACTCGCGAAGGCGGAAGAGGACCGCAACTACACGGCCCAGCTCCAGATTCAGGCCGAGATTCGCGGCTGGGAAGGTAGCAATGACGCCCGCAAGGGGGCCATCGGCTTCGCGCAGAAGATCGTCGCAGAACAGGAAAAGATCAAGCCCGTCGCAGGCCCCATCACCACCGCGCAGATCACCAAGGCGCAGCAGCTCGTGGCCGCGCTGGACGCCGCGAACAAGAGCCATGACCCCCGGAAGATCGACGCGGCGAAAACCGCGATGGACTCGTGGTCGAAGGCCAGCGAAGGCAACGCCCGCGCCCTCTCCGCCGTCCAGTCGGCCCAATCCGGCCTGAACAAGACCAGCGGCGATTATGTGGCGACCACACGTGATTTCCAGCGGTACGGCAACCAGGCGCTGCAACTGATCAAGGCGCAGGAGGCGGCTCAGAAAAGCGGCTCAGCGCAGCAGATCGCTGCTGCTGACGCGGCTGTCCGTTCGTTCGAGGGGCAGGGCAAGGCCCAGGCGTCGGTGCTGGCTGCTGAGCGGTCGGCCTACCAGAGTCGCCAGCAGCTCCGCCAGAAAAACGACGCCGATGCCAAACGTGCCCAGGACGAGGCCCAGCGCAACGCCGAGGCGGCCAGCCGCCAGGCTGACCAACTGGCCAGCCGTTCTGCGGCCAGCGCGACCGAGGCGGCGCAGATCAGGGGGCGCGAGCTGCGCCGCTCCCGTGATGAGGCAGTGAAGGCGGCGGGGGACGATCTGGAAAGGGTGCTGGCCGTGCAGCAAGCCTTTGGCCCCAGGATCGAGGCGGCCGCCCGTGCCGAGGCGGAAGCGACCCTCTCGGCCCGCAAGCAGGGCAACACCCGTTGGAAGGAGGAACAGGAAACCCAGGCCCGCTCGACGATCAAGGATCAGGGTGCCCTTGCCGTCCGCCTGAACGAGATCGAGGACGGGTGGCGCACCGAGAACAGCAACGCCTACCGCGCCTACTACGCGGCCCTGGGCACGGCGGCAGGTGAGTCGGCCAGCACCATCGAAGCCGCTGCCCAGCGCGTGGCCGACGCGTCCAGCAAGCAGGCGCAGGACACCTACGCGGCCACCCGGCAGTGGAACCTCGATACGCTGGGGGGCCGCACCGATGAAGGCCTGCTGAGGCTCTACGACGAGGCCAGCGCCCAGCGCGACACCGAACTCATGGAAGCGGTGGCCGCCGAGATCGGGCGGCGGGTGGAGGCGCTGAACGCGCGGATTCTGGAGAGCGACCAGGAACTGTCGCGCCAGCGTATCCAGCTGATCCACGACGAATTCACCGAGGGCGAGGAGGGCGCCGGCTCCTACGCCGACACCCTCTCCATGCTCACGGGCATCCTGCAAGAGGCCATCGGCCAGGGCATCGACCCCCGGCAGAGCGGCTTCGTGCAACTGCTGGACACCTACATTCAGAAGGGAGGCGAGGCGGCACAGGCTGCCCAGTACGTCAAGGACAACCTGGACCAGCTCCTCGCGGCGGGCGGGGCGACCGATCTCGGCACCATCGCCTTCCGGGGCGCTCAGGCGCTCATCGCGGCGAATGCCCGGAACAATGCGCCGCTGCCTGTTGAAGGCGTCACGCTGGAACAAAGCACCGCGAACACTCTGGGCGGGCAGCTCGTCAGCGACGTGTTCCAGGGCAGTGAGCTGGAGCAGCTGGAGGCGGCCATACGTGCCAGCCTGTCTGACACGTTCAGCGATATCGGTGCCCAGGGCCGTGAGGATTTCTGGGCACGGTTCGGGGAACTGAGCAGCAGCACCGAGTTTGATGCGGCGGTGAAGGGGCTGAGTAGCCCGGAGCTGTACCGGTTCATCACCCTGATTGGGGACGCGCCGGAGTGGGCCGACCTGAAGGCCAAGCTGGAACACCAGTTTGCCAGCCTGGTCGTGCTGCCCGCCCCTGACCCCTCGAAGCTGGAGCAGACCCTGGAAGGCATCTCCGGCAAGATCGATGAGGCCAGGAAGGGGCTGGACGCAGGCACCCTCAGCACCGAGGACTACAACGCTGTGGTGCGCGACCAGCAGGAGGCGCTGCTCGCCCTGCTGGTCAACCTGTCGAAGATGGGGCCGGAGTACGCAGATGCGGCGGAAAGCGTCCGCCTGCTGCTGGGGGCGACCACCGCGGCCATCGTCCCCACCCAGGACCTGGGCGAGACGCTCGGCACGCTGGGCGATGAGAAGGCCGTGTCGGTCACGGCGCAGCTCCAGAAGCTCGTGCAGGGCTTTCAGGAAGGGGGCGTTACCTCCGAGGAGTTCCGGGCCGAGGTCCTGAAGATGCTGCCCGTGCTGGAAAAGCTGGCGCTGGCAGCAGAGGCAGCGGGGAGGCCCGACCTGGCTGAAGGCTACCGGGCCATGGCGGCGGAACTGCGCGGGCTGGGCGGCAGTGGCCTCAAAGCCGCTGAGAACCTGGAGAAGCTCGACAAGCTCAAGAGCAAGGTCGCCCAGGTGGGTGAGGTCGTGCAGCAGGTGTTCGGCCTGTTTGGAGCCGACAACGAAACCATGCAGGGCATCGGGCAACTGACCTCGGCGGCCACCGGCGCGGTCGAGGCGTTCGCCAAATTTTCCAGCGGCGACTTCCTGGGCGGGATCTCGGCCGCCCTGGGGGCCGTGATGAACCTGGGGCAGGCCATCGACAATATCGACCCGGGTATCCGCGCCTGGAAAAAGAGCTTGCTGGAGGTGGCCGAGGCCGAGAAAAAGGTCGCGCAGAACGGGGCAGGCATGTTCAAGAACGTGTACGCCGAGGCCCTGAGGGCCGACGCGGCGGCGCGCGAAAAGCTCGCGGGGAGCAACTTCTTCACCCGGCTCTGGTGGGGCCTGACGGGCACGGGTCCCCAGGTGATGAGCGATGCGGCGGCCAAGTTGCAGGTGAGCGCCGCCGAGATTTTCGGCCAGGTGGGGGAAACCATCAGCAGCACGCTGGAAAGTTCCCTCATGAATGCGTTCGAGATGGGGGACTGGTCGGGGGTCGAGGGGGCCTTCGAGAAGTCGCTGAACTCCCTGGTCGCCCGGATGGCCCTCAAGGCGATCATCGTCAGCAGCGGGCTGGAAGAGAAGATCAAAGCCTACGCGGACGCGCGTGCGAAGGCGCTGGAGGACGGCGCCATCAGCACGTCCGAGCAACAGTTCCTGGACTCGCTGATGGCCGACATCCGCAGCGGCACGAAGAGCATCGAGGAGGCGTGGAGGGCCACGGCCACCCAATTGCCGGGATACGGGCAGGGCGCGCCGGAGGCTCCCCCCACCGGTTCCCTCGCTGCCCTTCAGCAGGAGATCAGCGACCTCCAGCAGAAGCTCTCCCTCGCCACCACCGACCAGGAGCGCCAGCGCATCCGCTCGGAGATCGAGGCGAAACAAGCCGAGCTGGACCGCCTGAACGGCCAGGTCGAACAGCAAAAGAAGGCCGCGCAGGGCAGCATCGCGGAACTGCAACAGCAGCTCAGCCAGCTCCAGGACCGCTACAACAACGCGACCACTCAGGCTGAGCGTGACCGGCTGCGGGGCGAGATCGACGCTCTACAAACCCGCATCAAAGTCATGCAGGGGGAAAAGAGCATCTCTCTGGGCACGGTAGACACCTCGACCATCAAGTTCGAGATGCCTGCCAGCATTACGGCCAGCTACAACTTCGACATCCTGGGGACGCTCGCCAACAGCGTGACCCAGCTCGCCACGGCCATTCCGTCGTGGCTGACCCAGATGAACACCAGCGGCCAGGCGCACCTCGAAGCGGGCGCACGGCAGCTCGCGGCGGTGGACCGCCTGGAACGTCTGCTGAGCCGCAAAGACCTCGATTGGGGGGGACTCCGATGAACATCACCGCAGGCAAGGGCGGGCAGGCATGGCGGCCTGCCCGCCTCTTTTTCGAGGCGCATGACGCGCCGCCATTTGGCGTGCCAGACGAGACATTCGGGGCGGCGGCCATCACCGTGCAGCTCAGCTATGGCCCGCTCGGCACTCTCAGAAGCGGCAACATTGGCATGTCCGAAGTGCCTGCAACCTGGGCAGGTCAGGCATGGCCGCGCATGATCCGTGTGCAGTTGGAGAGTGAGTTGGGAACGGGCTACATCGCGGCGGGCATCGCGGAGGCGGCCACCGTGCGGCAGGGCGAGCTGAGCGACATCCCCCTCGTCGGTCTGGAGACGACGTACCTGGGCCGTCCGGGCGACAGCAGCGCAGCGCTGAACGGTGCGGGGTTTACGCCCGGTGGGGCCCGGGCCTTCGGCGTGCCCATGCCTGCGCCGGACGGCACGAAAACACGCCAGCAGGCCGTGGACGATGCCCTGGAACCGTACCCGAACGCTGAGGCCGGGGTGACGGCGGACCTGACCGGGGTGATCGGGCGGCCCGAGTCGGCCACCCCCGCCGTCTATACCCTCGACAGCCGCGCCTATGGCCTGCGTTCGCTGGGATGGACCGTGACGGATTACGTGACGGACGCAACGTACCAGGCTGGGCCGGAATGGCCGCTGCACACCTACAGCCGCTCCGACGTGCCGCCGCTCGCCCCTCGCCGCTCGGCGGTCATCACGCTGGACCCCATGACGGAGACGGTGGAGGAGGTCACGGCGGCAACGACCGTGGGGGGGATCGACGTGATGGTCCCCGTCGAGGGGCTGGACGCCGGGCACACGTGGATTGTCCGCCTCGGCTATCCCGTGGACGTGGGGCAGCGCCCGGTCGAACGCGGGCCGCTGCGGGCGCTGGCGCTGCGGCTGAACTTCACCGCCGAGCGGCGCACCCCCGACCCGGTGAACCTCACCCTCCGGATCAAGCGGGCGAACGGCACCGACTTCTTCCTGCCCGCGACGCCCGTCACGCTGTCCGGAGTCGGGAGCTACACCTACACCCTGCCACCGGAGTTGTGGGGGCCGGACGCGCGGGCATCGGGCGGCTGGGTGCAGGACGTGTGGGTGTACCTCGGCGGCTCCTACCCTGCGGGGACGGCGCCAGCCAACCGCAACAGCCTGGCGCTGAACAGTGCCCAGCTGGTCGCCAGCCGCGAATATGAACGCTCGCGGAACGTGGTCATGCCGCCGGGCTGGATGCCCTACGCGGTCGGCCCCACCTGGGAGTTCACGCTGCCCGGTGTGCACGTGCCGCCCCTTCGGGTGGACGGCCTGCCTGGTGGCCTCTCGCAACACGTGGCGGGCGCCGTGGTGACCTGGGACCAGGGGGAGGCCAGCACGCGCCTCCTCACGGCGGCCCTGCCCTACCGCGGACAGCGGAGGCGGGCATGAGCGAGAGGTACGCCCTGGTGGACACAGCGGGCGTCGCCGTCGCGTTGCCGCCCGATACTCGCCCTGGCACCCACAGCGCCGCGGCCCCCGCCATCAGGCTGGAACGGGCACGCGGCTACACCGAGTTCTCGCGCATCGACGACCGTCTGGGCACACCTCAGCCGGTGGTCCTGACCTGGCGGGAGGAGGCGGCCACAGAGGCTGAGCTGGAAGCACGGCTGCGGATGTACCGCTCGGCCGCGCGCACGGCGGTGTGGCTGACCCGGGCAGGCCGCTCGGCACTGCCCGTGCTGGGGGGGCACCTGGACAGCCGGCCCGTGCAGGACGAGTACAGCAACGTCGCGGATGTGACCCTCACCCTCGCCCCTGGCACCACAGCGGCGAGTGGCACCGATGGACAGGAGGTGGTCTGGTAGATGGCAGATTTGAGAGTGATCGGCAGTCCTGTCGTGCAGGGCGGCGTGCCGGACGGCGTGACCCTGCGGATCGAGTACCCGGCCCAGTACAGCGACGTGCTGGGCCGCGCAGCAATAGCGGTGTACACTGGGCGGTGGACTTCGGGCACCGGCTGGCGGGACCTGACGCTGCCTGCACAGCCGTTCGTGGTGCCGGGGGCGCAGGCGGGGCAACCCGTCCCCCGCTGCACCTTCACCGAGACGGTGATGTACGGCGGCATCCCTCGCGTGCGGTCTTGGACCGCACAGATATACGACAACAGCGGGCCGGGTAGCACGGTGGGCAGCGCGGGGACCTGGGACTACACCGCGCCGCAGGGTCCCGTGGATGTGCTCGACAGCGCCACGCTCCAGGCCGCCATTGTCGACGTGCCCGGCGCGGTGCAGGCCGCCCGCGCCGCCGGGACGGAGGCGGCGGCCCAGGCTCAGACGGCCTATGCCGCCGCGCAGGAGGCGTACTCCGGCGCTCAGGACACGTATGCCGCCGCTCAGGATGCCTACAGCGCGATGGGGGCGGCCAACGATGCAGCAAGTTATGCCAACACCCAGGGCGGCTATGCTCTGGCCCAGGGCGACTACGCTAAAACGCAGGCGCAGCGGGCCGAGGCGGTCGCCAACGGGACCCTATCCTGGGGCAACATCAGCGGCAAACCCGCCACCTATCCGCCCAGCGCCCATACGCACGTCATCGGTGATGTAACTGGCCTCCAGGCCGCCCTGGACAGCGCGGGCCGCAGTTCGCAGGTGGACGTGTTCCAGACGCCGGGGACATCCACCTGGACGAAGCAGCCCTGGGCACGCCGCGTCTGGGTGCTGGTGGTCGGGGGCGGCGGCGGGGGCGGCCAGGGCGGCGTCAGCAGCGGCAACGCCTACGGCGGCGGGGGCGGGGCGGGAGGCAGCCTCACCGTCTGGGAGTCGGCGGCAAGTGGCCTGCCTGCCACCGTCAGCGTCACGATCGGTGCGGGCGGCGGCGGCGGGGTGTCCAGCCCAGCCAGCGCCGCCGGGGCTGGGGGTAGCAGCCTGTTCGGGAACGTGCTGGCGGGCGGCGGGCGTGCCGGGGGTGCGGGCAGCCTCAGCGCGGCGGGGACCGCTGGGCAACCGGACGTTGCGGGACAGTTGCTGGGATCGGCAGGCGGGACTGGGGGGGCCGCGACCAGTGCGGGCGCAGCGGCCGCTGCTTCCACCGGTGGAGCCACAGGCGGCGGTGGCGGCGGGGGCAAAAACGGCTCCACTGCCTACGCGGGCGGCGCAGGCGGGCTGGTCGGCTCTATCTCGTTCGCGTACATCGACGAGCCGGGTACACCGGCCGGGCTGTCCGGCACCGCCCGCCTGCCGGGCCTGCCGCGCGGCGGGTTCGGGGCCGGGGGTGCAGCGGCGATCAACTCGGCGGGCGCTGGTTCGACGGGTGGGGCGGGCGGCTGGCCGGGAGGTGGCGGCGGCGGCGGTGGGGCGACCTACAGCGGGCCGAGTCGCGGTGGTGGCGGTGCCAACGGCTGCGTGATCGTGATCCAGAGTCCGTGAGGAGGATGACGTGCTGAGTCAACAACAACTGATGCTGGGCCTGCGCGGCCTGTACCCCGACTGGCAATGGGGACGGGATGGGGTGATCGACTACCCGGACGGGCCGGAGGGGTTGCCCGCGCTGGCGAACTGGGGCCGTCCTGAACCGCAACCCGATGAGGCGGCCATCCTCGCGGCGGTGGAACGCGGGGAGCAGATCGAGCAGGCGCGGGCCGACCTACGCGAGGCAGAACGCCTGCTCGACGAGCGCATCGCCATGTACAACCGCCTCCGCGCGACCCGCGCCAGCACCAGTGAGATCGGCGAGGTGCAGGACGAGGTCACAGAACTGCTCGACTACATCACGGAGGTCAGGAATGCTGCTGCCAACGCTGTCTAAGCGTTGCCCACTGGACGCCCGCAAACTGGTGCAGGACCCGGACAGCACCTGGCGCTGCCCGCGTTGTGGGTGGACCGAAACGCCGACTCCCAAGGTGGGAGCGGAAGCGCAAGCGGACGCGGAGACGCCGCCTGCTGAGCCGGGCTGACCTCAGCGGCCCAGCATCTGCCAGAGGATCAGGCCCCACAGCACCAACAAGACGAGCAGCAGCACACGCAGGACGATGCTGAACCACCCGAAGGCAAACCGCTGACGCTTCCTCTTTGCCACAGACCGCAAAACGTACCACACCTCGCCCCGCCCAGCCCAGCCCCCCAGCCTGGGCGGGTTCTTCATGCCGGGAGATCGGAGACCCTCTTGACCCACCTCGTCCGCATCCTGCACCGCCTCATCTTCAACGGGCCGCACTGGCTCTTCCGCCTGTTCACGGCCCTGGGCACCTTCGCCTTCGGCGTGGTCTGCCTGTGCCAGCCCGACCTCTTCAGCCACGGGCCGTCCTTCAGCGGCATGGCTTGGCTTCCCCAACTGGTCTGGGGCCTGGTCGCCACGGTCGCGGGCTTGGCCCTGTTCGCGCTGCCCGGCGGGCTGCCCCGGCGGCTGGCCTACCTAGCCGCTTTTTTCTTCCACCTGTGCATCACCGTGAGCTTCACGCTGGGCGCGGGCACTGTCCTCACCGGCAGCACCACCTACGGCCTGCTGGCCCTCCTGATCGCCCTGGCCACCATCACCGAACCGCACCCCCGGAGGCTCTGATGGACCCCGCCATCATCCCCATCATCACCGCCGTCATTGGGGTGACCGGCACGGTCGCCGTCGGCTACATGGGCTTCCTGCACAACCGCCTCTCTGCCGCCAAGAGCGCCGAGCAGGCCATGATCGAACGGCTCGAAAAGCGCCTCGACAAGCAGGACGCCGAGATCAAGGAACTCGAACAGAAGCTTGCCAAGACCGAGCAGCGCGCCGAGACCCTCGAACGCGAGAACGACCAGCTCAAGGAGCGCGTTCGCAAGTTGGAAGGTGAGCGGGCCGCTGTCGAGCTGCTGAATGCCACCCTGACCGCCGAGAACGAGCGCCTGAAGACGGATCTCCAGACGGCCACCCGCCACAACGGCGAGCTGCTGGCCCAGGTCAACGACTTGGAGTTCGAGAACCAGGCCCAGGCCCAGAAGATCGCGGAATTGCAGGGGCGGCTGGCCCCTGCGGGAGACTGCCTATGAACCTGACCTTGACCCCTGACCACGTCCGGGCAGTGGCCCCCAGCAATGCCAACCCCGCCGCCGTGGTGGCCGCCCTCGCGCCGGTCATCACGCGGTACGGCATCGATCAGACCCCCGAGCGCCTCGGGATGTTCCTGGCCCAGTGGGCGCATGAGTCGAACTTCATCTGCACGTCGGAAAACCTGAACTACTCGGCGCAGCGCCTCTCGGAGGTGTGGCCGAACCGATACGCGGTCAACCCTAGGGCTGCCGTGAAGGTGCCCAACGCTGTGGCTCGGCGCCTGGCTGCTGCCGGGCCACAGGCTATCGCCAGCCACTGCTACGGGGGACGGATGGGGAACGGCGCCGAGACCACGGGCGACGGATGGACCTACCGGGGCCGTGGCTGGCCGCAACTGACCGGCCGTGACGCCTACCGGGCCTACGGACGGCTGATCGGCATGGACCTGGAAGGCAACCCGAATCTGCTGCTGCGGGCGGACGTGTCGGCGGCGGTGGCCGGGGCGTACTGGGCGCACCGGCGATACCAGGGCCGCACCCTGAACGAGCTGGCGGATGCCGGACACATGATCAGCGTCACCCAGGCGATCAACGGCGGACAGAACGGCCTTCAGGACCGACTCGCCCGGTATCGCCGGGTAATCGGGCGGCTGCGCGAGCAGGCGGCCGCCCTGGCGGCGCAGGAGGCCCTGGTGCGTCCGGTGCTGCGGCTCTTCGTGAACGGAGTCGAGATGAGCCTGGCCGACGCCGTGATCGCCGAGGACACCATCACCCTGCCCAGCGGCGTCCACCCAATTGACCAGCGGACGCAGGTGGGTGAGAAGCTCTATGTCACGACGGGCTGA